GGTAACTTTCGCTAAATCCAATTCATTTTTTTTCTCCTGTGCTTTAATCATATTATTAACATAATACTTTTGAGAGAGAAGTAAACCCTTTATAGTAGTTTTTTTTTGTATTTACATAATTTTTTTTGTAAGTGATTGTTTTCTTTAATTTATTTATTCATCATAAAATTGGTCAGGATGGTCTTTTTCTATACCTATAGCATAATTATCCCATAATTCTTCAGGGTGTTTAGCTTCTATAGTATGACCTGATTCTTTCTGTAACCAAAATAATGCTAATCTTTCAGAATTAAATAATCTTACTTCACCTTTATCATCACAAATAAATTCTTTTCCATTTAATGATATTCCTTCAGGGTGGCGATATATTCTATATTTATTCATCTATCTCCTCCTTAAAGATATTGTTTCTAATACTTTCTAGCAAATCAACATATTGTTCCTGTTCATAATGTTTTATTGGAATGCTTTTTATAGTATCAAAAAAAACTTTATTCTTCTTTTGCTCCTTATGTAATAAAGTTTCATAATTAGAAGATTCTTTATTTAACCTTAATAATTCGTCCATGATTTCTTTAGGTGCTTCTTCGTTCATAATAAAATCTCCTGTCTATGATCTATAGCATTAGGTTTAAATAATATATCAACTAGACGATATGCTCCTCTAAATTTAGATTGAAAAACTTTAGATGTAGGTTTTAAATTTTTTAATTCATCAGGATTAATAATCATCTGTTTGTCATTATAAAATATGACCATGCCACCTTTTTTAATGGCACTTTTTATTTCATAATCTCTGACGGAGGTATATTTTCCTTGCCATAATTTAGTCACTTTTTTTTCAAGCATTATACTAACTCCGAAAAATTACTATAATAACAAGCATCATTTATTAAACATAAAAACCATACACCATAATAGACTGCTATAAATAACATCGTTATAGTTATAAATTCTAAAATAAATCTAAGCATTTACGTTCTCCATTTTAAACATTTTTTCTGCTTGTTCTTTAGTAATAATATAATGTTGATTGTATTTTGTTACTATAAATGGTCGTTTGGGAGAACGAGTTTTATAACCCCATAATTGATAGGCATCTACCACCTTAGTTGTATCAAGATTATAAATTTCAGCGATACTTTCTAAATCTTGTTGCTCTCTAGTTTTGCCACCATCTATTACTAAATTTAATTTAAATGTAGCATTATCATCATTATAGGTACAATTTCCTAAATTAAGTTTTAAACCTATATCGAGTTCATTTAATTTATCCTGTATTTGTTTTCTAAATACATTAATGTTTTCTTTATTAAGTTTCATTTTTTTCTCCTTCTTGTTAATTCTGCTGAAAATGTCATTCTTTGATCGGCATAGTAATTTTCCTTTTCAGGATTCCAACCTCTCATAGCAAGTTCTGCTTCTCCACAATCCTTGCAAATAAATTCAAGTTCTTCGATTGAGCATTTCTTTGCTCGTTGTTCCCACTCTTGAAACTGTTTAGCTGTCGCACCTGACATAATAACCTCCTAAAAAAAAGGAGAGGGACTATCCCCTCTCCATGTTATACTTTGACCAATATTCATTCCAAAACTCTTTCAATACTTCTGCTTTGAATTTATCCCAAAGCTGGAGAGTAAAAGGTTCTTTAGTATATGAATGTTGTAATTTCCCACAAAACTCTTGGTAGGTTTCACATTCGCCTGCCACATCCTCAGCAGTTTCCCAAAAGTTTTGTTCTCTATCTAATAATAAATCTTTTAATCTAGACATTATTTACCTCCCCTAATCATAGTGCATAAATCCTGAATATCTTTAGGTGCTTCTTGCTCAAACCTATCGACAATAATTTGCTTCTCAGTCTTCATTTGCCTTATTAGAAAATACACATCATTGATGGCATTATCTCTTTCGACATTCTTTGAAGTTGAGAATACTTTATTAAAAGAAGTTTCCATTCTTTCTAAAGTTCTAATATCATTTAACAAATCATTCATAATTTAACTCCTGTGCTATTTGTTATTCGTTATTGATGATTATAGTATAGGATATAAAAAAACATAAGTAAACCCTTTTTAAGAGTTTTATTAAATAATTTTAAATATTTTATGCTCTTGATGTTCTTTTAATTTTTTCCCAACGAATTTTATTTTTTAATTTTTCTTCAACATCTTCTTCGTTTTCAACATCAATAAAAACTCGGATTGGTTTGTCTTCAAATTGATCTACCCAAATCTTAAAGTAATGACGTTTCATATATGTTGAGATACGAGGTACTTTAGCAGTTGCATTGCCTTTAATATTTCGCATGTGCATTATTCTATCTCCCATCTGTAGAATATATGGTCATTGATTCTTACAGTTCTTGTTAAGTGTTTACTCCATGATGGTTTAACATAGTATGCGTGATAATGCGTAGCACCTTGTGTCGTATCATACAGTTTGCCATGAATAGTTGCTTCAGCTACATTTAATGCCCACTGATATGCTTTTTTATCTTTAATGGTTTCTGGTTTGCCATCACACCAAAAACTAAACTGGCATTTATCTCTTATAGGTTTGTTATTATCCCATGTATAATAATAACCTTGTTTAACAACTTCACAAACTGTATTTGGGTATCTATGGTCATATACTCTTGACATAATTACTTGTGCAACTGCTACTTGACCAACCATCGGTTCACCTCTGGCTTCAAAGTATATTGCCATTGCAAGACATGATATCGCTGTTAACATAATTTCACCTTATATTTGGTGATAGCAACAAGTCGTGATTGATCGTTAATAAAATATTCTACTATCAATATGAACGATTCACATATACTTGTTGCTACCATAGTTATAATTTAATTGACCTTATATTAGCTGACATTGATCGCCATGCTTCTATTTTAGCTTCACAAGATACCCTTAAGAATCTTTGCTTTTCATCTTGCTCAATAGCTATTTTGATCGCTTTTAAATGATTAATGTATCTTGAGTCAGCATATGCTTCCCTTTCTTGAGCAGAAACTGATTTATCAAGATGCTCTTTCATTATTAATGCTTTTAAAGATTTCCTATATTCTTCTAAATATATTCTTTCTGCTTTGCATTTAGCAGCTTTTTCAGAATTATTTTTTAAATACTCAACTGCTTTCTCTATATCTTCATCAGTTAGTATTTCTTTTGGTTTTACTATATTATTCATTCTTCTTCCTTTCTGTATGGAGATTTATCCCAAAACATTTTAGCTTGTATTCTTCCAAAATCTTCTGATAATCCATACTGTTTCCAGAATTTATCTTCGTTACCATGCACATTATGCAGTAAGCTATGATGATAATAGCAAAGAGGGATAGTATTATTATCTGTTGCTCTCATGCCTATACCTCTAGTTCCATCATAAGGTTTTAGCAAATGATGTGCTTGGATATTTCCCTGACATATATCTGGACTAATTAAATTTAAACAACATTGATGAGAGGAAACATACATCAAATGCTTTTTGTTTGGTTTATGCTTCCTCTTTTTAGGCATTAGTCGCTCTTTGGTGCACAAGTTACATCAACGATGAATGGTATAGGTTTTCCCATAACATATCTTCGACCATAAAATAACATAGGTCTTAGATTAGAAGTTTTACAATCCTCTATGGCAGTAATTACTTCTTGTCTACTCATCATATATGCTTGTTTTTCTATTATTATATCTTGATTATGCACATTGCTACAACCTGATAAAGCGATTAATAAGAGCAAATGTTTCACGTGAAACATTTTTATACTAGAAAGGTATTTCATCATCTAAATCCTCATTCGTTGATTCTTCGTTATTCATCTGTTGTTCGTCATTCTTTTCATCTTGGTCTGCATAATCATCATTATCAGAAAAGTCTCTACATTTTAGTGAAGTGTAAGCATTTCCTCTTTCAGACGTTTCTTTCCAAGCTGAAATAGTCATAGCACCATTATCAACTATTTTATTGATAACACCTTTAGCATCAGGAGATTTTTCACTTTGTTTCTCGTCGTTACTTTTTAAAGTGCCTATGGCTCGATATAACTCTACGATAGGTTTCCCATCTTTGTTTAATCTTTTAATGCCTATTATTCGTTGTTCAGTATTATCTATTCGTAATTTACCTTGTTGAATAATAGTCCATTGATCTGTGTTTTTAAATAGAACACCAGTATTATTTTCATCTTTAGAATTCATTATTACTTTCCTCCTTGATTCTTTGAATTGATGTTTTGGCTTTTTTAATCATAGCATCAGCACCTTTTTTATATTTATTGTCTAAATTAGATGCCCACTCAATTATATCTTGTAATTGAATTACAGTTTGTGATGTCCAAGAATGCTGATTAAGCCAACCTTTAACATTCATATTACCAACTAAAGTTTTATAATATGTATTAAAACTAGACACTTGAGAAGCTACACTTCCGTCTTTATTATAAACTGTATATTTTCTAGAGGGCATATCATCAGATTTATTGATGTCGTTTCCCTTACCAGCACTAGTATTATTACCTGATGATAAATTTCCGTCATCTTCAAAATCAGCTTCAAGGTTTAACATTGCTTGAATATGGTATCTTCTAAGATATGTTATAGCAGACCCAAGTTCTTGTGATTTAGCATGATTGCCTAAATTACTAGCAGATGAAATAAATTGACCACTAGGAAGGTGTGTAATCGTAGTTGTAAGTATATTTAAAACACCATCGCCAGTTTTTTCCAAACCAATTTGATAATTGATTGATAATTTATGCTCATACAGTGCTTCAGTAGTAGCATCAAATATATCACTTAAAGTGCTATAAAGATGTGGCACACCTTTATTATTTTTAAAGTAATTATTAACACCACTTTTTTCTAAAGTAAAAAAAGATTGCCTTGCACTATCAATAGCTGATAAAACATGGCTAGTATTGTCTGATTGATATTTCATTATTCGTTACTCCATATTGTTTTAATTTTAGTTTTATATTCTTCGTTCCACATCCATGAATCCAAGTCAGGATAAAACATAGATGCTAATTCATAAGGATCATCGCTGATACTTAAGAATCTCATAAGACCTAAAGATATTTTTGTAATCTCTTTTAATTTACTATCTTGGTCTGATAACTTGTAAGATATAGTTTGTTTAGGTGTTACATAATCACACCATAAACTCTTATCAGGAAATGCTAGAGAATATAATGCCAACTGTCTTGAGTGTGCTTCAGATATTTTAGATGGCATTCTAGCAGTAGTTTTTAAATCTCGTATGCCGATTTCATTATCTTTAAATACAAAGTCAATATATCCTAAGAATGGTATAGGTAAATCTTCATGTATATTTAATAAGACTTTTTGTTGATAAAATTCAGCCTGACCATAATCTACATATAATTGTTTAGCTTGATTAAAATAATTATTTAAAGTTTTCTTTTCTTTCAAAGCAGCTTCACTTTCAACATTGATATTATTCTCAATACATTCTTTATCAAATGTGCTGAATAAATATTCATCTACTAAGGCATCTGAAATATTATTATCCTCTAAATATTTACTTAAAGCGAACTCGACTGAAGTTCCCCTGAAAGCACCAACACCAACACTTGATGGCACTTTACATAAATATGTAGCTATAAATTTAGCAGGGTCAGTTATCCACAAGTTTATTTTACTTATGGATAAATGCTCAATATCATGATTAGCGAATGGATTATTACTTTTCATATTACACCTTGTTAAGTTTTATTGCTCTTAATAAAACTCTTTCTCTTTCTCGTTGTGATAAGTTAGCTATAGGATTTAAAACTTTTATTGCATACTGTCTTTCGTTAGCTACAGTAAATGTTTGTTTCCTAGTGTTTGTTATATCAAACATAGCTTGAAGGCTCTCAAGTGTAAAACCTTGTTTGTGTTGAAGTTCTTTCGCTTCAGCTTTAGATATTTTATCTTTCATAATTACTCCTGTGCTATTTATTATTCGTTAATATTATCACTGTATTTCATTTTTAAATAGAAGTAAACCCTTTAAAATAATTTTTTTTACCCTAAAAAAGACTTTACTTTTTTTTAAAAAAGTTTTACAACAGAAAAAAGGAGTACGACATGAAGTTGAAAGATTGGATTAGAGGACACGGATTCACCTATAAAACTTTTGCGTGTGAAATACAAACGTCATTTAGAAATGTAGAAAAATGGTCAAGAGGTGAAAGATTGCCTAGATGGCATGAAGCAGAAAAAATATTTAAAATTACAAATAATCAAGTTACTGGAAATGATTTGTATGAGGAACAAATACAACGCAAAAAAGCAAGTTTATAAAGGTTTAAAGTTTGACTCAAAAAAAGAATTGCATAGGTATTTAATTTTGGAAAAGTTGTTAAAAGGTAAAATGATTTCAAATTTAGAACTTCACCCTGTTTTCCCTTTAATTGTAAATGGTGTAAAGATTGGCAGATATACTGCAGATTTTAAATATATAAATGATGAGGGCAAAACTATTATAGAAGATGTTAAATCAAAAGCTACTAGAACTAGAGATTATATCTTAAGAAAAAAAATATTAGCAACTTATAATCCACCAATTTTAATTAAGGAAATAATATGAGTTGGTCAGCTTTAGATTGGGCGAGTAAGCAAAAAGCAGGAAACGGAACTAATAAACTTGTTCTAATCAGTTTAGCAAACTATGCCGATGATACTAATACTTGCTTCCCTAGTTTTAAGACATTAGTCAATATTACAGAATTAAGCAGATCAACTATTATAAGGTCTATCAAAGATTTAGAAAAAAGAGGATTAATAAATATTAAAGAAAGATTTGTAGATATAAATGATAGTAAAAGACAAACTAGCAATCTTTATACTTTGTTAGTAGGGTTTCAAAATGAAACTACCCAGTATCAAAATGATACTCCCCCCAGTAGCTCTAAGAAACCCCAATTAACCAGTAATAATAAATCTATTATGTATTCAGATGATTTTAATCATTGGTGGAATTTATATCCAAGAAAGAGTGGTTCTAAATTAAAAGCATACGATTCGTTTTTAAAGATAACTGACAAAATAATTAACTTTGATGAATTATATAGCTATACTGTCAAATATAAGAATAGTGTTCACGGAAAAGATGAGAAATTTATTCCTCATGCTACAACGTGGTTGAATCAAAGAAGATGGGAAACGATAGAAGAAAAACCTAAATTAAATTTAAATCAATTAGTAGGATAAGCACAGGAGAAGTCAATGAAATCTAAAATTGAAAGAGCAAACGAATTAGGGATTTATTTACCACATTATAATAATTATGATCATAGAATAACTTGTCCTAACTGTTCGAAAACTCGAAGAAAAAAAAATGATAATTGTTTATCAGTTACAGTAACACATGATGCTATATTATGGTTCTGTCATCATTGTGAGTGGCAGGGTGGTGCTAAAGATATAAGTCATGTATCAACATTTTCATCAAACATAAAAAAATCTTGGAGCAATCGCCATTTAAATACTTCTTTTGAAATTGAAAATTATAATAACAAAAAAGCAAAAGTGATTCCGATAGCATCGCACGATAATCATAAATTATCAGATAGTGCTAAATTATGGTTGAATAATAGAAAAATTAGCAGCGAAACTGCAGAGACTTTTAAACTATTTACTAAAGATAATAAACTTTGTTTTCCGTATTATTTAGATGGTGAACTTGTAAATATAAAATATCGCACTAAAGATAAAAAATTCTTACAAGAAAAGAATGCGACTAAATGTTTATATAATATTGATATGCTAAAAAAACATTGGGATAATAATCCTGACTACGAAGATCATGTGCCTGAGAGGACTAAAAGTATCATAATAGTAGAGGGCGAAATGGACGTTTTAGCACTCTATGAAGCAGGATATAAGAATGTTGTAAGTCTACCTGATGGTGCACCACAAACTGCTAAATATGATGTAAATGATAAAAGGTTTCAGGTCTTTGAGCATTCTAAATGGATATTTGATGCTGATGAAGTAATAGTAGCAACTGATAATGACCATAATGGTAAGGCATTAAAATTAGAGTTAATCCATAGATTCGGCAAAGATATTTGTAAAGTAGTTACATTTCCTCGCATTGATGATTATCAATGTAAAGATGCTAATGATTGCCTTATAGAAAATGATGCTCAAGTTCTTAGAGAGTGTATAGAAAATGCTGAAGAGTTCCCTGTAAGTGGTTTGCATAGTGTAAAAGAATATCATCAGTCAGTTCAAAACATATATGATGGTAATGAGCAGAAACCATTTTCAACAGGGTTTTATAATTTAGATAATATTTATAAAGTTATGCCAAGCACCTTTAATTTAATTACAGGTATTCCTAATCATGGTAAAAGTAATTTCCTCGATCAAATATTATTAAACCTAGCAGAAAATTATAATTGGAGTTTTGCTGTATTTAGTCCTGAGCATTCAACACCTAATCATATTAGAAGATTGTTAGAAAAAAGGTGTCGTAAACCTTTTGATATAGGTATTAATGCAAGAATTACTCAAGAAGAATTAAATGAAGGAATAGAATTTTTAGATAAACATTTTAGATTTATTGAGAACACAGAAGAAATACCAAATATAGAATTTATACTTACAAAGGCAAAATTAGCAAAAAGAAGGTTCGGCATTAATGGTTTAGTGATAGACCCTTTTAATCAAATAAGTCCTGATAGAGATTATTCAAAAAGAGAAGATGAGCATATTAGAGATATAATAGCTAAATGTCAACAGTTTGCTAGAAATCATAATATTGTCGTGTGGATGGTCGCTCACCCACATAAGTTACATAGAAATGAAAATGGAGTAATTCCACCACCTGACCTTTATCAAGTAAGTGGATCAGCACACTGGGCAAATATGGCTGATGTAGGCATGGTAGTTCATAGAGATTTTGAGGAAGATACAACAAAAATTATTACAAGAAAAATTAGGGAACAAGGTGTCTATGGTAACATAGGTCAAGTGTTATTTAAGTTTAATAATATAAAAAGAATATATGAGGAGGTAGAAACTAATGAAAATACATCTTACAGATATTGAGG